GGAACAAATTTAAATTAGAATTTAAAATTATATCCCAAGTTCTTGAATCATTTGAAATTGTTAATCCAAAATTTCGTTGACTCATGCACAAATTAGCAATTTCGTTTTCAATGGAAAAGTTTAAAGTTTGTACGTATTTAGGAATTACTTCAATTGGCACTGCTCCCTGAGGAACACGACTAGAAAATATTACAGGACCAGTTCCGTCGTCAAGTGATCCTGCGCCACTGTTGCTGCCATCACCAATTACCTGATAAACCATGGACCACATATAATCTCTGCCGCCTGCAGGAATAAGTCCCGCGTTGGCGCCAGTTGTAGTAACTGCGACTAGATTATTGTCAGCATCAAAATATTTTCCAATAGGCGGACTAAATTTAACCAAAGCACCCTGGTTTGCATATTTTAAATTATTTTCTGAATACTCCCCCATTGATACCGGACCTGTGATATTAGAAAAATATCCTCGGCTTTGCCCCGGAGTTTTGTTAACTTCATTCCAGGTCAACAATAACAATGATAAATCAAGGTTATTATATTTGTTAATATAAAATGAACGACTTCCAGTTGATAACACCACCGGAGCTAGAGAATTTTTAATAACAGAAAGCACTTGGTTTCTACTAGTAAATTCAAATTCAAAATATTCTTCAGATTCTTCTTGATATAAAATACCGTCTGCGGCAAAAATGTTAGTTTTACTGTATCCACCAGTTACATCGGATATATCAAAATACTTACTCAAACCACTGCTAACACGGTTAACACTTTTAACTTTTAATATATCAGAGCCTGCACTCAACGGAGCAATATTATAATCTTCTCCAGTGATCATTCTATTTTGTAGGTAATAATTTTGAGGAGCTTTAGTTTGAATACTGGCATTGCTTTCTGCACCTGAACTGTTACTAACAGTGTATTGAAGACTCAATGTCATTTGTAAGGTGTGTGTTTGTCCAACTCCGTTAACATAAGGAACTTGAATAACAATACCACTCATTTGCTCAGGTTTAATAACATAAGACTGTCCATTGCTCTGTCTGTAGAATAGTCTAAAGTCACCTTTGGGCAAATCACCAAACACGCCGTCAGCAAAGTTTAAATCAATTTGATCATTTTCTCTAGGAGCGATTGCATAGATAGTTCTTAAATTTTTATTAAGACTATTATAAATTACGTTATTGCTATTGTTGATAGTAGGAACATCTGTCCATAAAGTTAAAAAGTTTCCATTCTTATCTAATTGCCATAACCATACATCTGTATCATTAATGTCAGGTGTGTTAATGCCCACAATCTCATTAGGTACAGGATTGTCTAAAGAGAACTGGACCATACTTAATGATCCTTGTTTGAACATTGTAAAGAATCCTGTGTCAGCACTACCAGATCCTTGATTGTCGTTTTTATAAATGAAACTAAATTGATTTGCAGGTTCAGGAGCCGCTTCATACACATAAGTTCTATCAATAAATGTACAAGGAGCCACCTCAAATCCCATTGACACTCCGTCAATGTTTTTGTTGAAACTAAACAACGGAACATCAGTGTTGGCACCGTTGAAATAATATTGTTCTGTTAAGATACCACTTAATGTTACTCTGTCTGCAGGATTTCCAAAATTAGAACTCATTGCAGAATTCATAATATTGATAAACTGTTGATACCAATTAGAATTAGTTGAGTCATTCCACCCAATAGTAGTGTTAGCAAGGTTGTTGCCGTTAGAATCAATTACGCTGTCTGTTGTAGAGATAGCTGTAACTTTTAAAAACCCGTTTGCAGGTGTATTGCGTTTAGGACGATAGCTAATTAGTTGTGCTAACCGTAGGATACTATCACGTCGTTGTGCTGTTTCTAAGAAGTTTTCGCGGGCATTTAAATCAATACGGAATGATAAATTTTGACCCAAGTAAGCAATAAGATCAATAAGGGCTATATACTCACTACTATCAATGAAATCGTTAAAATCTTCTGGATAATTTTCCTGAAGATAGGAAATCATTGTACGTCTTAGTGTTTCAAAATCGTAGCTTTTGAAGTCAGCATTGCGAAAAGATTGATAAATCTTTTTCCAATCTTCGCCGACGAGTAGTTGAGTGTTAGTTGAAGGGATCATATTCTTTTCTAGATACCATATTTATTGTAAAAATTAACCATGCACATTATTGCAGGACCAGTCCAATGTTCTGATCGAACAACAATTTCAATGACGATGATTGATCCGTATTTTTCATTACTAAAACAATATCAATCAAATAGCCTTGTTCGTATTCGTTAACTTGTATTTGTGTAGGATATACTCTCGAATCAGCAGTACAGATTGTTTCAATATCTTTAGTCAATACATTTCTAATATTAGGAGTCAGTGGTTCCATTAATGTATCCCAGATGATGGTTCCAAAAGTGGGATTCATTACTCGCTGACCTTTTCTTGTGTTAAAATGATTAAGAATATTCTGTTTAATTAATTCAAAGTCGTAGAGTTTAGATCCTCTATTATCTGGATTAGTGGTGCTAAATCCTTTATAATAATGAGTCAGCTTGTTAGAGTGTTGACTATTATAGTTTGTAGGAGTAATTTCTAAATTCTTGTAAGGCATGGTATATTTATTATCCTTTTAAGAGCCAGTTTTTATAGGGTTGCCACTGCCATCACTAAGGATGCCGCCACTACCTGTACCTACTAATTTACCTTGAAGCTGACCTAAGAAGCATTCATAGTAGCCTTTCTTTTTAGCCTTGATGTCTGGTGTATTAAACCCAACAGACTTACAAGCTGCTTCAAAATAATTAGGATCTGTTTGTGCAACTTTACATCTGTCAAGCATGTACTTGACGCTAACCTCAGCAGCAATAGCAGGATCACTTAACAGTTTAGGATTATTAAGAAGGTCTTGACCTACCATCTCTCCGTACCGTTTGTAATTTGCACGGCCAGTTAATTGGATATAACCTCGCCCTATAAAATTGCCGCCATCTCCAGGTTGTGTATTACCTAAGCCCTTGCCTTTAGATGTAGTATACCCGTATAAAAATTCAGGCAAGCTGTTATTAGGATTGCCTGCATATTGTTGAGCTAATGCTTTATCACCTTTAAACACACTAGGAAATACCTGCAATAGTCTGTCTGCAGAATAGTTAAATCCTTCTTCAACTAACTTCCATCGGCATTCGCCTCCAGCAATGCCTAACAAGGCTGCGATGGCAATAGGACTTGTTAAACCGTATTTGGCACAAGCAGCCTTAAGGGCTGCAATACCAGGGGCTGCAGAACCAGCATTAATATCTTTAGAAAATTCAGGGGTACAAGTTCCGGGAACAACTTCAGGTTGATTAGCAGGTTCTTGTGTGCCGCTAGCAGGGTTTGGCGGAATACCTGCTGCACTTCTATCTGTCAAAGTAACGTCTGTGGCAGCAGGACTAAATTTTGTAGGATTAACGTTTTCGTGTTGTGGCCATGGTTCGTGTGTTGGCACACGTTGCATGATAGTTTTGATAGTTCCTGTATTGTAGAACTTACCATCACTCCAACCGTAGCTAACTTGTTTATCTGGGAGGCTAAACAATGGTAAATCTGGTGGAGGTTCTGCAGACGTTGCAATGTTAGGAGCGCCGGCTGCTGGACCATTTAAGTGTACATTTGATCCAGATACTAAGACATTACCATTAGCACCTAAATTAAGTGTTGCCGCTGTGCCTAAATTAATATTACCTTCACAGGCAAGACTTACTGCTCCTTCAGCGGAGAAATTAATATTAGCGCCGGCTTCAACATCATAGCCCGTGGCCACTGTGATATTAGAAGATGCTCCAATTGTTTCATTATGCGATCCTCTGACAGAGATTTTTTGGTCGCCGTCTACTACAAGATAATTGTATCCTACAATATTAGTTTCCATGTTCTTGCCTGCTCGCATATGGATGTTGCGGCCTGCCTCTATGTTAATATCTCGATCAGCACGGAAATTAAAATCTGCTTCAGTATGAATGCTAATGCTGTCTGCGGCATAGATATCAATTTTACCCATACTAGTCATTTCTAACCAAGTTGTACCTTTACTGTTACCTATGTAAATTAAATCTTGACTGTTGTGTAATAGTATCTGATGCCCTGTTCTTGTTCTAATTCTAACAAGTTCATTTTGTCCGTTGACATCTCCGTCATCCATGACAAAACTACTGCCGCCTAATCTACTAACTGGTGCTTGTGTATTTCCTTCATAGCCCAACTTACCTCGTTTGGCACCGGCACTATCATCAAGTGGTCCAGGGGTGCTAATACCAAACACTCCGCTAGGTACTTCTCGTCTAGCACTACTAGAAGTAACTCCACGAGCTGTGTCCAACAATAAACCCTGCTGTACTAATCTATCTGCAAAAGGATGTACTGGTTTAGCAAATCTTTCTACGTTAGGATTTTCTAACTTCTTAGAACTTTTATGAAATTCTGCAACTGGCAAATAATCTGTGCCGTATTTCCTACGCTGTTCTTCTGTAACTGCAACTTGTTTGCTGGCAGCAATACCGGGCACCATATGATTTTGGAATACATCTGAGACACAGCCCATCCAATAACCTTGATTAGGATCTCCGTCAATGAAGATAACCATAACTGTGGTTCT